TAACCCTTCCATGAACCTTACCTTGGACTATAAATGTGCCGTTCTTTTCAATATGGATTAAATCCACCTGAACGTTCTTGCCATGGACGTACATGACGGCGAAAGCTTGTTGCCAGTTCATAACTCCGTGAGTATAAGACGCCTTGGAAGTCTGCATGATATGACCACATTCTACGCCTTGTAAAACACGCCCTACACGACCCCCAGAAGCCTCTGTAAAGGCACTACGACCCGCTCTGTGAGTATGACCCGAAATAACGTTCTTTCCGCGCCTACGAGCCCCTTCAAGGGCTGATAAACCCCCTTGTGGTTTGATTGGTGTGTGGTCGCCATGGACTGCTATCCAGTTAGGCGCAATATTCATCTCGTCTTTGTGGAAAGTAATGCCCAGTTCATCCATCTTAAGGAATCGTTCAAAGCGCAGCTCTGGCAATGAGCCAAGAGCGGGAATCTTGCTGCTTATCTGGTTATACAAGCGATCCGTATGATTACTTCTTATCATATCGGTGACGCCAAGTTCCCAGAGAATGTCCACAGTCATGTTGCGGTTATCATCGAGGGTCTGGGCAAACCACTCGGCCTTACCCTCACTCCAACGCCCCAGTTCGGTCATGTCCATTTCGTCACCGAGGGTTACTGTTTGGTCTGCCTTGAAGGTTTTACTAAATCTAATAATGTTCGACATGACATGCGAATCGTGTAGAGGAATCTGCATGTCAGGAATTACCAGTATGCGCTTAATCGTCGTCCTCATCTTCATAGGGGATATTATCGATTCGATTAGGCAGATTAGGGATAATCCAATCAGGAAACGATTCGCGATCCGATAATAACCAGAACGCATGAGTCTCAGTAAAGCCAGCCTTACGCAAAGCTTTGTAATACTCATTCAATGCTATTGCATAGGCATCCAAAGCAGAATAAGTATCAAGGTCTATGACTGGTCGTTTCCTTGCCATGAATAAAGTGTTACTTACCTAACAGTTCGATTATGGTATCGACACGCGCTTCTAACCGATTAACTTGATCCTTCATCGATGACCCGCCATTTGGCTTAAGCTCTTTGAGGTAATGCTTAATCATGAATTGTGTATATGAAGCCATACCACCAAGAATGCTGACAACAGCCACAGCCCAAGCAGCGAAATCACCGGCGCTCACTTTTTCGGAGTTGCGTATCCAAATACGCCGGCTAGAATCGCCCAAAGAACTGCACGATAATCGAGCGCGAAGTTAGATGCCGCCCAAGCTGATAGAAAAGCACCAGCTGTTAGGATAATTGGGTTCTTCATATTCATTCTGTCTCCTGTAGTTCGGTTTGTTGGATCAATTCATATTCGCCCTGCCCGCACACATTGCACTTCGTCACAACCTGAGCATCCTCAGCATTGCGAGTCTCGATGTAGTAGTGGCTACAGCAAGTTGAGTTGTATTCGTATTTGATAGCCATTAGGACTCCTTAGTAGTAAAGATAAACAACGCCGTTGCCGCCTGAGCCAGCAGTACCTAGTGTGGAAGCACCGCCCCCACCGCCACCACCTGAACCACCATTGCCGCCATTGTTAGCAGAAGCATTTGAGCCAGCAGATGTGTAACCTGCACCGCCGCCACCACCACCAAAAGATGTTCCTGTTCCTGATGAACCTGTACCACCTGCATAAAAATCGCCAGTACCACCAGCACCGCCTGTACCTGTACCTAATGTTCCTGCTGCGCCACCACCGCCAGTAATAAGACCGCGACCGCTAGAAGAAGCAGTTATTGTTCCAGTCACGTTGGTAAGTCCACCACCGCCACCTGTTGAAACACCAGCACCACTATTGAAGCCAGCACCACCTGGTCCGCTTGCGTACCCAATACCACCACCGCCAGCACCAGGAGCGCCTGTGTAAGAAACTGTTGATGTTGATATTGTTGCTGTTATTGCTCCTGCGCCTGAACCACCACCAACGCCGTTTTGTCCACCATTTCCACCACCAGCCATCACCATTCCGTAGATTGATGAGTTGCCGTTTGCGCCAGCAGCCGCAGTTGAAGTTCCAGTGCCACCAGCACCAACAGTTACTGTGTTTGCAATGTAAGTCCAGCCAGCAGAATAACCACCTGCTCCACCGCCACCGCCACCGCCTGTAGTCTGTGTGCTTCCAGCACCACCACCACCGATGACAACTGCATAGACTCGGTTGATACCAGTTGGGATTGTTACAGATGTTGTACCAGTTGCAGTGATTGTTTGTTGCAGTTTGAGTCCGTAGGGAGAATCAGTAAATGATGAATTGCTATAAATAGTTGCGCTCATAGTTGCTCCCTAGTAAAAAAGGTAAAGTATTCCTGCGCCGCCGTTGCCACCTGCTATGCCACCGCCACCTCCACCGCCACCAAGACCGCCAGCGCCGCCAGTAGTTCCTGATGCGGCTGAACCATTGCCTGCTATTCCAGCACCACCGCCACCTGCACCAGTTCCACCTGAACCTGCTGAGGAACCTGCACCGCCTGTATAAACTGCGCCAGTAAATATATTTATTCCGTTACCGCCAGCACCACCAACATTTGAGTTGGTTGCACCTGTTGATGAATCGGCTCTACCACCACCGCCACCTACTAAACCATTACCACCAGCACCGCCAATATTTGTTGCAGAGCCTGCACCGCTTGACTTAGAACCACCACCACCTGAAATTCCATCGCCACCTGCGCCACCTGCTACACCATTGGTTGTGCTTGGACCACCAGGACCAGCGCCTGAACCTGAGCCACCTTTGCTGTTAGCACCACCACCAGTTCCACCAGGTATGCCCCAATAATTAGTTGCTCCAGTACCAGCACCGCCAGCACCGCCAAGTACACCATTGACAGAAGCCCCTGAACCAGCACCGCCACCGCCAGCAATAATGTTTCCATAGCGCGTGTAGTTGCCTTGACCATTACCACCAACAACAGCAGCAACAACACAAGTTGAGTTAGCAAGAGTCCATCCCCACGCAACTCCACCAGCACCGCCACCAAAAGCAGTAGTAGTTCCACCACCGCCACCGCCACCAACTGCGATGGCATACACCCAAGTTATACCAGCAGGGATTGTGACTGATGTTGTTCCAGCGTTGATTGTCTGTTGTAAGCGCAAGCCGTAAGGCAAGATGAAATGTGTGTTTGCAAATGGGGTGTAGTTTCCACCTTGCATACTGTTGCGTACTGGCTCGCCTGTTGAACCTCTGCGTGATGGATTAGCCATTAACTGATCCTATTGACATACCCTGAAATTGTGATGACTGATGCTGTGCCAGCAAAAGCATAAACAGTTGATACAGCTGAACCTGTGCCTGTCAATGGCAAACCAGCCACAATGAGAATATCGCCTGACTGGGGCGCAAGGGTGATTGGCTTGGCGTGTTGCACAGAGCCAGTTCCACCAAATTGAACTGTCAATAGAACCGGGGAAGTTGAGGTGTTATTAGCATAGAGCCACACTTCATCGATAATTGAGGAAGATGTACCAGTCGCGTGAATAGTTGTACCTGTTGAGGCAGTTGCAACGACAGTTGTAGGTGCGCCCGTTGATGAGCTTGAGAGAAGTACCTTTGTATATGTAGCCATTTTTATCCTATCCAAATACCTGCATTGAGATCACAGCTTGGTCTGTGTCATAAACCGCATTTAATCCATTAGTTCCTGCAGGACCTGTAGGGCCTGTAGGACCAGTTGAACCTTGTGGACCTGTTGCTCCTGTATCGCCTTTTGCTCCAGTTGCTCCAGTTGCTCCTGTATCGCCTTTTGCTCCAGTTGCTCCAGTTGCTCCAGTCGGTCCTTGTGGTCCTTGGTCGCCTTTACCGCCCTGATTGCCTTGAGGGCCTGTAGGACCTGTAGGGCCTGTTAAATCACTAGTAACGACTGTGTGACCATCACCATAACCAATAGTAAGAGTACCATCGCCGTTATCAATAACACTGGTAATGCTTGAACCATCGCGACCTTTAGGACCGGGAAAGAGGTTATTAGAACTTATCGTTACGCGACCCATTACTTACCACCTAGCATCGGGATATTAAAGAACGAACCATCTGTATCGCCAGCTGTAGTGAAACTGATATGGCAATGATGATTATGCGGATTGACTCCAGAATACTTGCGCCAACGCCAACCCATCCGAGGTGAAGCAATTTGCCCATTGAAGATGATGTACGAAATTCTTTTATCTCCTGCTTTTGCACAGAGTCGAATTTGGTCAGCAATATTTGGCATGAGGTCTGGCTTTGCTTTACCAGATACATCTCTGTCAATATCGATTGCCCTAACTGTTCCGCTATCAGGGCTTGGTATATGGTCAGATTTACCAGCCGCAACGTGTCGAGCATCTGCGATCCATCCGTCCGAGGCTCTATCGCGGTCCGGAAAAGTATCATCGAACTGCTCTCTTAGCTGCTGTCCCGCTTTGCATAATATTGGCTTCATTATCCGATAATCGCCTGAGCTTCATCAATGTTGAGTCCAAGTGCCTCAAGTTTGGCAATAGCAGAAGCCTTAGCAGCTTCTTTAGCAGCAATATCTGAGGCTTCTTTTGCTTCAAATGCAGCAATGGCATCTTTAAGAGCTTTCGCAGTAGGAATTGGATATTCTTGGCCAACCCAAGTAATCTGTTTAACGTCATCATTAACCATGCTAAAAATTGCTTCTGGATATAAAAAACGAATTGCATTAAAGTTTTTCATACAAGAATCTCCATTGCGATGATTTGAATTGCTGCTGTATATGGATTTGCGGTCCAACTATTAACAGAAAAAACATTGTTAATTTGCATTTTATATGTTGTTGAACTTGTAGTAGCAGGAGCATCTACATGGGAAATTGCAAATGGAATATAATTTGCAGTATTACCAATTGATCCGCTTGGGTAATAAGGTCCAATCAACTCATTTTTTAAACTAGTTGAGCCTCTAACTAGTTGCACAAATCCATTGAGATAGTTTCCGCTTCCATTGCTACCAATTATTGTAAATGTCGTAGTAATAAAAATTTTACTTGTTGATAATGTTGGAGTAATTGAAACCGATAATCCGCTTACATCAACGAAGCCAGCACCACCTGTTGCTGATGTGGAATTCGTTGTTGATCCAAATACCACTTGAGCAATTCGAGGAGTTGATGAGACTGTTCCCCAGACGAAATCCATATCAGTTCCAGAGTTTTTCTTGAGAACCTGCCCTGTAGTGCCGCCTTTAAGAGCGACCATTGAAGTATCGACGGCATTTCCAAGGGTGCGAATAGCAAGTGCGCCATCCTTGACATATCCTGTGTTATCAGGGGTAGTCCAGCCGAAGTTAGTAGTTGTTGCCACTATTGCTCCTAGTCATCGTATGTGGTCCATTGTACAGTAGAACCAACCCCATTCCATGTAAGCGAAGCAGATACGTCCTGCCAGCGCGTAGGGGTAAAGCTATAGGTATAGTCAGTTGTATTGAGTGTCAAAATCATCTCAAATTGATTAATGGAGAATGAATAACCTTCAACGAAACCTCGGTAAGTCGTATTCTTTAAAGCGATTGGTAGGGCAGTAATTTGGATTGGCTCGCCCATGCTCATCGATATGTAAAAGTCTCGCAAAGCATCTGAGACATTTGAAGAGTTAATTGGGATTGTAAAAGAACTTAGAGAAGTTCTTGGATAGGCTCGTAGGGTTACATAACGATTCGCCTGAGTCTGAGCATCTGTTGAGTTATGCAGAGTAGTAGAAATCGATCCATCGACTTGCCCATAATCTGTAATGCTTGTGGTATCTGTGGCCGATACTGTACCTGCGTTATAGGTCAAAGTAAGATTATTAAGAATGTCGGCTAACGTTTTTTGACTTGAGACATTACCCCAAAGAATATGATTGTTTGGGATTACTGTGTATCCATTAGTCTTTGCATCATTGGTCCTACGAGACTCATTGGCAAATCCCACTTTGCCTAGATTAGTCTCATAGATATAACCAAAAGCTTGTTGAGCCGTAGAAGCTGCGATTGAATAGGCATCTGTGGCCGAACCTGAACGAATGGCAAATTCGTAGATTGATGGAGTATCAACTACATCGATGGTTTGACCAGCATCATTGAAAATACGAGTCATACGATCTGTATCGTATTCTTTGGCCCAAGATGATGTACCAATAATCTTTCGAGACATTTGAGAAAACGGCCCAACGGCTGTGATGGTCTGAACCGCATTTGTGCCAATAGTGCCTGAACCAGCCAAATTATTATCTACGCTGGTAATTTTTCCTGTAAAGATAGTGACATCTGCACCAGCAACATTTTTGACCTTAACCGAGACTGTTTGGTTCATATTGAAGCCGTAGTCTGTGCCGTTGGTATTGAGGATGGCTATACGAGCGTAAGAAGCGCGAGCCTGTTCCCATACTGAACTGCGACCATAAGAGATTTGAACATCTCCAATGGTTATCGATTTACGATCAGTGCCGTTTATCGAGATGGTTGGTTGTGGTTTCCAAGTCATGCGCCCACCAAGAGCGAAGCACCAACTTTGTTGAATGTGCCTGAAAGAGTTGCCTCGCGATTAAGAATCTGAGTGATTTGGCGAGCTGTAGAGATTGGGTCGATTGCGCCATTAACTGTAATGTTAATGACATTTGAATTGCTTCCCATAGCACTATTAGGAATGATTGTGCCGCTTCCTGACGGAGTAAAAAGTTCAGGACCCTTCTCGCCTACCAAATAAGTAGTTCCACCGGCTACAGAGCCACCAGAAGCTTTACCGCCGCCAAAAATACCGCTTACAAAATTACCTATTTTTGAACCAATGCTAATAAGGGTTCTGAATCCGTCGATGACATCACCGATGATATTGAGGACAATTTTGAGAGCAATCCCGAGTCCTTCGACCGCTACTTTGAGAACCTGACCCACAAATGGGGCAACGTATTTGCTGAGGAAATCAAAGAGTGCTTTAAAGCTTTCTTTGTTGCCTTCTACTGCTCCCTTGATGTTATCAAATGCTGATTTAAATCCTTCAAAAATTGGAATGGCGATTGACTTAACTATATCAATATAAATCTTGATAGCGTTTCCAATGCCCTTTTCGCCACCGATTGATTCAATGAATGTTTGGATAGCGGGAACGATTTTATTAACTACAATTGTAACCATTGGAGTTACGGCATCAAGAATAAAGCCACCAATGGATTCTTTGCCTTCGCTAAAAGCTTCTGTGAGTCTGCGCATTTTGCCGTCAAAAGTATCGGCTTGTTTTGATGCTTGATTTTCAAAAGTTTTAGAAAGTGATGCTGTTACTTCTTCAAAACTCATTGTTTTTAATGCGGCTTTATCAATACCTGTGCCTAGTTTGCCCAAAGCTGCCGTATTGCCGTCATGGGCTTTTGCCAAAGCGTTACTTACTGCCTCTAAGGATTTGCCTGTACCAGCTGAAATATCAAGTGCAAGAGTTTGTAATTTTTGAGCTTCCGTTACATCTTTGGTGGAACGAACCAAACGATCTAATGATGGACGAAGTTCATTGTCACTTACACCATAAGCGAGTTGAGTCTTGGTGATATATTCCTCAGTAGCCGCTATTTGGTCTGTGGTAGCCCCTGTGACGTTTTTTAAGGATGTGGCTAGACGTAATTGTGCAGCTTCATCTTCAATGGCTGCTTTGACCCCATCAATGGCTAATTTGCCAGCATAGGCAGCAGCAGCAACACCAGTTGCGACAAATGCCGCCCCAGCGATTTTACCAAACTTTGAAATCTTGTCGCCAAAAGTCTGAACTTCATTTGAACCTTGAGTAAGGCTTGCGCTTAAATCTTTTACTTCACCTAAGATTGCAAGTTTAAGGGTTCTACTATCTCCAGCCATTAGAACTCCTTAAGAATCTTTGAGAAGGCATCTTGCCATTCGCTGATAATGTGAGGCTGTGCAGCCTTGAGTGTTGGGTAAATAAAATACCCATAATTGCCCTTGCGATATCGCGGGGTGCGAGTTGGAAACTGCTTCCAACGATTAGATCCAAATTCCATGCCGGCCCATAGTTGTTTAGTGTCTGCGCCACCTGAGAACTTCTGTGAAGCAAATCCAAGGCTGATTTCACCGACTTTAGAAGTCTTTGAAACCTTACCGCCTTGAGCGATTCTGACCGCTACTTGGGTAGCAACTGTTCGAGTTCCAGCAGCTTGTTGAATCTTGCTAAGAGCATAATCAGCCAATGCACCAGAAACTTTTTTGGCTTCCTCGATGGCTACATCGTCCATGGCTTTGAAGGCTTTGATTACTTCTCGGATTTCTTTCCGATTGTAAGCATCAACCTCGACCTGATTCATTACGCTCCTCTAAAATCTCGATTGCCGTCAAAATATCTTCCGCTGACTTCCATTCCGACATCGGAATATGAGTAGCGATAGCCAACTCGACTAAGAGTCTGCTGATACTTCCTCGGCTATGGCTTTTGGGTTATCAGTCCCTACCTCAATATCTGTAATGCTTTCCATCCATGCTTCAAGAGGCTTTACCGGTTGACCAGCTGCATCTCGTTTCATCGCTGAATGTGCTACAAATAGAATGTCCCACATTCCATTGAACTGAGATATGTCCTTTTTAGTTGCCATTTCCCATTTAGCAAAATCAGGTGGATAGGCAACATAGGTCGCCGTATCCCCTGACTGGTATGAAATTGTGATTTCTTTTTTCATTTTTGCTCCCGATATTTAGATTATGAGATTGTTAGTGTTGGCTTTGCTGTTCCTTGTAGAACGAAAGTTACTGTCTGAGCATCCTTGCCAGTTCCCGCTGCATCTGGGAATGAAGGATATACAGAGCCAGTAAATACGGCCCCTGATGCTGCTGTGAAAGTATATGCAAGTGCTGTGTTAGCCGCTGATGAAGCTGCTGTCCACATTGCTTCACAGATTGAAGATGGTGAGTTTGCGCCCCAGTCAGCAAGCATAGTTACTGAAAGAGTTGCTACTGTATCAAGTGCAAAAAACACTTTGCCATCGATTGTCTCATAAGCATTACGCTCTAAATCGACCTTGAGTGTTGCCGAAGTTACCTGTGCATCGTACGCCTTACTATCGATTGTGAGCGATAGGTCGCGACCTGTGATGACTGTTGTTGCCATTTTGTCTCCTTAGACTGTTCGCGTGTAGTGGGTACTAACGCCTATATCGGCTACGAGCAGATTGCTTGCGCCTACT